ACTTGTTGATTAGCAGTATTGGTAGTTAAGTAGATCATTAGCCTTTTATTTAAAAAGGGGCAAGTGTAAACCTGCCCCCTTTACAATACAACAAGAACACAAACGGAAACAATTCTTAGTAAGCAGGGCTTACAGTAATACCTGGGAAGTTATCGAAAGGTACTGCTGTGAATGGCTCAAGGTGTACAGCAGGAGTAAGGTTCTCTGCAATTGTTGTCACCTGATATCCCATAAGGTCTGCTTTCTGTTGTCCTGATTGAACAGTTCCAGCAGTAAGTTGTGAACCTTCTGTAGTTCCAATCAACAAGATTTGGTCATCATTCGTACGAACAAATACAATCATCTTTGCTTTCGCTACGTTCAAGAATTCGTTGCGCATTTCTTGGTTCAACTTACCGAAAGTCCATCCAACTTCCTGCGAAAAGTACAAAGTACCTGTCTCAAGATTCTTATTCACGGTCTCAATGTAGGAACCGCTATTGCGGAATGGAACGTAACGGTAGATTTCCCATGTAGGTAATCCATCTACTTCACCATCTGTACCACCAAAGGTAACACTAGACATGAAGTCTACACCTGTTGTTGGGTCAGTGTAGTTAGTAATTAGAACCTCTTTGACCCCACCGATACCTTCGAGGCACCCTAATGTGAAGCCCGTAGTCAACTCACAAGCCATAGTATTGATTTTTAATTAGTTATATAAAAGGGGGCTGTTACACCCCCGTTATGATTTTAAAGATTATGCTCCCCAGTATGTGATATCCTCACCTACTGCAATCTGCGCTCCGAGGTAGAAACGTGCGCCGTAACGTACGTTCTGTGAACCATCCAAGTTTTGCATATCCAAGATGAACACTTCGTTCATTTGGTTTTCCTGCCATGTACCGAGCATCAAGTTGCTTGGCTGTGCGAAGATGATATTGTTTGCAGTCATACCCGGGCAAACGTAGATATCATACATACCTACAAAACGACGGTTAACTTCAGGGCCACCTGTCAAGTACCAACCATTTCCATCAGCAATTTGTGCTTGCATGTAAGCTTCCCATGCAGCCTGTCCCATGTAGATCGCTGGCTTTTCAGCAGCACCTTTCACAGCAGCAGGAGCAGTGTTGATTACGTCCCAAATGGTAGCGATAATGTTAGTGTCAGACAAAGCACCTGAACCCGCAGATACAGCACCTGAACCACCAGCCTTAATCAAAGTTTCGAAACCATCGTATTGACCGGCTGTTGCATTAACACCTGACCACATGATTGTTTCGTTAGCAGCAGCGATACCACCAACCAAACGGCCAATGATTGCATCTTGGATTTGTGTGTTTACACGTCCGCTCATTACATCAGCAGTTGTCCAGTCAATGAAGAAATCCTTCTTACAGATTTGGCGTTGAACTTGGAACTCTTCGAGAGTCAAGATGCGCTCAGTCAAAGTGATAGTACCTGTTGGGGTAAAGTCACATGTACCTGCGGCAAATGTTACAGTGTCATCAATCTTACGTACCACTGATTTGTAAGGTACGTTTGGCTTCATAGTCACGTACTGTGCAGATACGTTTGACAACAAAGCTTTAGCTACGATTTCACCAGCTAATTCACCTGCATAGGTGGTGGTGAGTGAAGTTGTTGTTGGCATTTTAAATAATAATTTATGAGGTGAATTAATTTACTTTTTTAGCACGCAAGGTTTCCATGAAGTCGCTAAATGAGTTACCATTTGAAGCAACAACAGGTGCAGCGTTTTTCTTAAACTCTTGTGATTTAACTGAAGGGACAGCCGGGGCTTTCTTCACTGAAGCAAGCTCTGCCTTTACAGATGCAGTTTCATTCTTTGCAGATTCAACCGCAGCAGCAAGTTCAGTTTTTTCAGTTTCAAGTGCAGCGATACGCTCAGACAATTGACCGATTACAGCAACGAGGTCTTCGCTGCTCATCTCAGTTGATTGTTCTTCACGTTCGATTTCGGCAATAAGGCCATCTTCGCCTACTACCACTTTAGTTACACCGTCCTCAAGCAGGTACTCGCCCGCAGGTACTGGCACTGGATTGCCTTCAGCATCCTGAGTGTAGATATCCACACCTACTACCCACTCATCAGCGGTAGAATAGATTTTAGTACCATCATTCAAAGTACCTTCTACTGCGAACTTAACCTCCGTTGCAGGGGCTTCAGCAGCTGTTTCTTCTTCGAACTTAATACCGATGGTTGAAGGGTCAATGCCGTACTTTGAGAATACGGATTTGATTTGTTCTTTAATGTTTGACATCGATTAGTATTTGGGTATAGTAGCAAAAAATGAATTTTGTTACATCCAAACCAATCTCTTATCTTCGCTGTGTAATTAAATACTTCTTTTTATGAAAGCAACACAGACACTCAGTAAGAAAGTTTCGGCACGATTGACCGAGAAGCAATACAAGATGATTGCTAAAAATGCGAAAGCATCGAAGATGAACATAGCGGATTACATCCGTGCGTGCATCCTTTGATTGATTATGTTTTGGTTCAAAAAAGAAGGCCCTCGTTTGGGCCTTTCTTTTTAACTTAAAGTATACCTAAACCATTCTACGATTAACGGCACTAATATATAAACTATTTTTTCACCTCAATACTTGCGTTGTTGTTTGAACTCACCGCATCGGGTGAACCATTCACAGCAACGATAGACAAAGTGTATTTGGTAGGTATAGGTGTTACGGGCATAGTGATGTTATACACGCTTGCAAACGATGCGCTGCGTCCTACGTCAATTACATCGGCACGATTCCATGTGCCATTAAATCCACCCACGAAACCATGATTGACTTTTAACGAGGTAATCTTTACACTGCCTTTGTTGTGGAAGGTGTAACGGATACGCACACGATTAGCATCGAGCCACTCATAGCTGTCAATTGTTACTGAAGCATCCGTGCCCGTAGTAGGTGGGTTAAGTGCTGTGATGGTTGTGCCGGTGCTTATGCTGTTATCATTCTCATTCAGTTCTGGAATCACCATGTTTGGATCTATGGTAAGCGTAAACACACTATTCCCAATCTGATTGTTTGGCAATCCGAATGGTGTTACCATGGTGGTTACCTGTTGACCTTTTGGAATAGTCACGCTGCCCGTGTAGAAAGTAAATACGCTGCCATCAGGACGCTTAAAAAGCAAGTTGATAGTAGTGGTTATATCCTTGTCGTAAACTCTGTCTACGTTCACGCTATACACCACGTTGATGGATGTGCCTTGTACTGCGTTAGCAGGTGTGCTAATCGTACCGAATAGATTGTACTCAGGTGTTGGCACAGGCACAGGGTTGCCACCTTGCAAGGTCTTTGCAATGGTTACCGCTGCGAACATATCTACCACACCATAGCCAAGTTCGGCACTCTTACCATTTGCATCGTACACATAACCGCCCGTCTTACGTGAAGCTTGACGCAATACATCGGTTACTTGGGCTTCAGTCAATGCAGGATTAGAAAGCAAAACACTCGCAGCGATTGCAGCCATTACAGGGCATGAACATGATGTACCGCTGAAGTTGGTGTAATTGCTTGTGGTGTTGTAACCAAACGCCCCTGTGCGGTCAACCGTTGGGCATCCTGTGCCGGGTGTTGCGGCAAATGTTTTCGGGCCGTAGTTACTAAACGATGCACGTGTGTTTGCTGTGGTCGATGCACCAACCGCATGCACCATCGGGTAGATAGCAGGTGCTTGTGTAAAGTTAGGATTGTTCTGATTGCCACTCGATGCAAAGATTGGAATACCTTTTCCTGCACGTCCTGTGGTCTTTGCCGCTGTAAGTGCATTTTGAAATAGCGGGTAGCTTGTTGGGCCACCACCACCCCAACTCATTGAGATAGCAAGACACTTAGGGTTAGCTATTGCCTTGTTGATTGCACGGGTTATAATGGTGTCTGAGGTGTTAAACCCCCCGCCCGATGTGCTACCATAACCGATGTGCAAAAATTGCACATTCAATTTGTTGTTTCCTAATGAGGAAACTCCCACGTTGTTATCCGTAGTGGCGCATATCAAACCGCTGCATGGTGTACCGTGTCTTTCAAACTCAGTCACTGGGTTTACATCTGCTGCATCTGTTACGCAGTTCCAAGATGTACTGCTAATCCTACCTGCCAAGTCCTCGTGATTAACCTCGCATGCAATATCCAGTACAGCGACTTCGCCATAGGCAGCACCATCAATCAATCCCCACGCTTCCTTTGCCTTTACGTTTGGCAAGTGCCATTGACCATCGTAGGTGTACGCATCTGCATCGGTTTGAAATGGTTGGATGTAATCAGGCTCAACGCTTGTGAATAGCTTTGTGTTCATGAGTGCAGTATAGAACTCATCAAACACAGCAAATGCAGGCACTTCGACAAAGAGTGTATTCGTTAGCGGGTAGGTTTCTTTAATCTCAACCTTTATGCTTTGCAAATACGCTTCTGCTGCGCCAAAATCAGGAGCAACCAAGATAGCCAGTCCCGTAGGGATGTTATCCTGTGCGGCATCTACCTGATATGCCTGCGATACTTTGGTAGAATCAGGAGCAACCGATTCAGCATCTTCAAACACGATGATACCAAACGGCTCATGCACTGCACGAACATTCGGCTTGTTTTTGTTTTTGTCAAAAGACTTCTTGTCTTTGAACTTAACAGCATTTATTTTCATTTGTTGGGGTTTACACTGCTTAAAAGATTGTCCAACTCCAGCACCAATTCAGCCTCGTAATTCTTCACACCACTCATGGCTACGCCTACCTCGTTAAAGAAGCCCTCGATGCTATACCCTCGCACCTTACCTTCTTTCACATCATTCCATACATGGTCTTCGTCCACCTTCGTACCGATAAACCATGTACCATCGGGTAACTCAGGCAATCCGAGCTGCATTGATTTATCCATCTTGCCTTCCTTGATCCATGACTCAACAACGGTCACCCCTGTTACGGGAATCTCGTGCTGAAGGTTAGTGGTGTGCTGTAAGTTTTTCTTAAAAAATTGATGCGCTATTGCACTCACCGTTGCCTTTTCAAAGAACACATAGTATGGTTCGCCCTTGTCATCATAGCGAAGTATCTCTTTATCCGGGATGAGTGCAGGTCCGTATAGCATTCTGCGTTCCTCATCCACTTTTGCAAGCTGCATCTTGCTTAGTGCAATCCAATTCTCTTCGATTGCAGGGCTATCCACTAAGCCCATTGCAGTAATACCCAATCGACCTTCTTCATCGATTACACACTTAACGACTTTTCTTTTTTCCATGATTCAAAAATATATTAGATTATCCGATTCTTGCTAAGTCCTCAACCTTTTGTCTTACTTCTTGTTGACTTGCTACGTCACCTGCAAGCACAAACGCACGTGGCGTAAGTTGGTCAGGTCGTTGGTCAAGGAATTGTGCAGCTAATGGGTTAAATTGTGCAAGTGTTGAGCCTGTATCCTCACCACCACCACCCCCATTACCACCACCTAATGAACCCGTAGGTATTTCGCCCGTTACTGCCGGTGCTTCAAACTTAGTAGCAGCGATTTTGGCGATTTGAGCCGCACCTGTTGTCGTTGCCAAAATAAGCGAAGCAATACCCGCTGGGTTTGGAATAGGCCCTATGGCAACTGGTGAGGATGCAAGTGATGAGTTGATTGCTTTAGCTGCATCAATCACAGCACCTGCAAGTTGCATCTTCTTTTGCGCTTGAAATTGTTTTTTAGCAAACTCAACTTGTTTTTTTTCGTTATTTTTAAGTATTTTTTCTTTTTCCTTTTGCGCAGTTTCGGTCAACTTTTTCTCTGCTTCGCTGCCTTCTTCCACGGTTGCAAATCGGGCTGCATATGATTCTTCAAAAGCGAGCAGTTCCGCATCTTGAGCCGCCCTAAGTTCATTTTGCTGATTGGTAAAGCTTGCATCCAAAAAGCCTTGCAATGCTGACAATCCCTGTTCAGCAAGTTCAAGATTAGCCGCAAACGTTTCAGAGTTTAGTTGACGTATCTTCTCCTGTTTCTCACGCTCAAGTTCAACTATTTTTTCACTATCACCAAAAGCCAGTCTTTCTTTCTCGGCATACTCAAGTTCAAGCAATGCCATTCGTTCATCAAAACCAGTTAAATCGTTTTGAATACGTAATGTATTGATTTCATTAGTACGTGCAAGTTCCGCTTCAGCTATGGCTGCTGCATTTGTTAGCAGCGATTGGTCTATCTCTTGCTTCTTTTGAGCATAGGCAATCTCAGCATCTAATCTTGCTTGAGTGCCTACATTGTATTTATCAATCTCTGCTTGCAGTGCAGCTAAGGCAATAGTCTTTTCTTGCTCTATAACGGCACGCTGTGCATTGAGCCTGTCTAAATCGTTCTTAATACTATCAGCCGTGAACTTGGCATCAGCAACAGCTAATTCGGCATTACTTTGAACCTGCGCTTTGGTGAGTTCATTAAGTTCCTTGTTAAGTGCTATATCATTTACAAGCTGTTCAGACCTTAAACCTGCAATCTTAGCACGTACACCATCAACACCTGCTAAGGCTTGTGTCAATGCAACCTGATTATCGATAGTCTGATTGTGGTTAAAGGTTGCTTGTGCTGCCGCCACCTGTGCTTGTGCTGCTGCCAATTCAGCCTTTTCCTGTTTGTCTAATACTTCACCTAATTTGGTATTAGCATCGATACGGTCTTGGATGCTCTTGCTTTCATCGTCACGGGTTTGGCGTAACAACTCCGCTTGACGATCATATTGTTCAGCTAATCGTGCCTGTTCAGCGGCAGCAAGCTTTGCATTATTTTGCAATTGCACCAAGGCTTCATTTGCCTTATATGTTTCAGCAACGTACTTACCAAATGCTGTAGCACCTTCTACTACCGCATCGGTAACCTTGTTAACCGTATCATCAACACCCGTCAATACATCAATCGATTCTTTACCTGCTTCCTTAAATGATTCAAGGGCTGCATCAAACTCACCAGTAAAAAGGTTCTTAATACCTTCAGCAATAAATCCAAGCGTATCAACAAACGAGTTAAAGCGTTCAATAAGGTTATCTACGATAGCATCTCCAAAATCCTTTAACGCTTGTACCGGGTCATTAAAAATTGCTTCAAAGTATGCTACAACCGTACCTGCATTATCACTAATGTAGGTGAAGGCATCACGGATTATATCCGTAAACGTACCAAAGGCCGCACTAAATGCATCGGCAATAGGTTGCGTTGATTGTATTACGCTCTTAACGGTGTTAAATGCAGCGGTCAACAAGGCCACTACACCCGTTGCTTTAGCAAGTCCATTTAAGGTCGCACCTACTTTCTTAAAACCTCCTTCAGCACCCTTGGCATTTTCACCTAACTTCTTGGCAGATTTAGCTGAGTCATCTAATTTTTCCTTAGCCTTTTCCGCTTTATCACCAATACCATCCAAGGAATTATTAGCCTTATCAAACGGCTCACTTGGAAAGGTTACATCGTTAGGTAGATCCTTAAGATTATTACCTAAATCATTAACCTGCTCGTTGAGGTCTTGAAGGTTTTGCTCACTCTCATTCGTGTTAACGTTGAATGATTGTGATGCACTATTGATTTTGGCACTGGTTGCATCAAGTTGAACATCTAACTCTTTTAAGTTTTGTTCACCCTTAGTAGTATCAACATTAAATGATTGTTTGCCCTCTTCAATTAAGTCAATAGTTGCATCCAGTTGAACATTTAACTCTTTAAGGTTTTGTTCACTTTCGCTTGTGTCAATTACGAAACTCCGAACGATAGGCTCTGCCATTAGTATATTAGTTTAGATAGTAAATAGATTAGTCCGAAAAACAACATGGTGCGCCACACATAAAGCGTGATGTACCATAGCCATCTTTGCCAAGGGCGAAGTTGAAAGTTGTGCTTACTTGTTGGTGCAATGCCGAGCTGTAAAAAGCGCATTGAGTTTTTAATTGAATCCATTATGTTGTTTTTGATTGTTGGTATTGTAGTGATGCTGTTATGATAAAGTTTTCAGGGTACGTTCCACCTGTTACAGTCACATTGATGCGATGTTGTGCAGGGTCTGTGGTGGTGTCAATACCAAAGGTAAAGACGTTTGCACCTATTGAGCCTATCGTGCTTAGTGTAGTTATTGCACTGGCATTAGCAACCGCAGCAAATTTGTCAAGTGTGAAGTGATGCAATGAAGTTTCATAAGCACCCGCTGCATCTTTGATAGTCACGTTAAGCAAACAACTCCACACGGTATCATCGGGCATATCGATATACTCGCCGCTGCGACCTTCGATATCTAAGTCAAACACATCCCCCGATGTGGCAATGGTTATTTGCTTTTGCAAAACAAACGTACCGCACTGCGCCCATCCATAGTAAATATTCGTAGGGTCACCATCACGATAACCACCGCCTATGTGAATACCCGGTAGGTTAGTCGTAACATTTTTACCTAACAAATTGCTACCTTGTACATCCTTGTTCAAGGTCAAGTCAGTACCAACCGCAAGCATATCCCTATTCCCTAATTCAATTGCTATTGTTTCACCATCAATAACTGAATTACTGATAGACCTTGTCTGAATCGCAGTCTTGCTTACACGTGGCGAAGGATTAGTTTTACCACCAACAGTACCTGCTAGCGGCCTATCACCTGTAGGTGTAAATGCCCAACATATCGCTTCGGTTTCATCCCAATCATAGCCATAACGCTGGCAGCAATCTTGAGTTGCTGCAACAGGATCACCATTAGCATCTACAAAATTGACCTCACCATTAACGCTCACCGATGATGGCGTACTTGAACAATCCTCAACACCCTCCAAAAACTTGATGAGTTTAACCGATGTGCTTTCATTCATGCCCACCTTGTAGTCGTTAATCTCAAGGATGCGCCAATAGCTATCATTAATCCATATCTTATCTGCAAAACTGAAGGTAAGAATATCTTTTAGGTCAAGCGCAAACGATGCTTCCATGATGCGTGCCTCAGGTGAGTAAAGCGCATTCATGTAACTACGCCAATAAAGATTGAACAGGTTGTTGTATGGGTTCGTAACAATAGGATGTGGAGGTATTTCAGGTGCCCAGTTCAAATCATAATCGTCAATATCTGCAAGCACTTGGCTGTAATGGTTCAGCAATGGCACAGGTTCAAGTACAGATGTAAGAGCACCATCATCAAACAGCTGAATATTTGCAGTGCCTGCCTCGAATAAACATCTTGCACCGGGTGCGACAAACTCACCCGAATTATTATAAAACATCGGCATAACAACGCCGCTTCCTACCACTACACCACCAGGGGTGCTTTGTGTGGTGAGTTGTATCTTTTGGTCACCTGTAATGAAGTCACTTGGCTCTGTATCGGGATTAATGGTATACCCTACTTGCTCGTAATCTCCATAGATACGATTTACGTTCTTGTATACTTGCGATAAGAAATCCTCGCCCAACGTATAGGTAAATTGAAACTTGGACTTTTGAAGTTCAACCGTGCTATACATAACCACATCTTTGGAGATATCAAGCTTCTTTGTCCAGTCGAGTGTAGTACCACTGCCGAGATAACTATTCTGTGGCACAATTGAAACTTTAAATGGATTAGTCCTATCGGGAATGATAGCGCAGTTGTGCATCTTGATTACATCATTGACAAAATCAAGTTGCTTTACATCGGGTGCATTGAGATCGTAATATATCGTTTGGTCATAGTTTAAACGAACGCTGGTTAATGACCATGTGCCATTTATACTTACTAAATCCAAAATGCTGTTACCTATAAATACTAATAGTTTTACTTGGCTACCTGCATCTATTCCTGCAGTAAAAGTAAATATGCGTTCATAGTAATTTGGAAAATCTTGAGGGTATGAAACATTCGCAAGGTTAGGTATAACAACACCGTCAACTAATAAACCCACATTCAATATAGATTCACCCTGTCCTGATGATTGACTTTGTATGTTAAGTACAACTTGAAAAGTATAGTAGCCTGCTGATGGTGTAGTATATGTAAATGTGGCTGGGTTGTAATCACCACCATTATCAAATATTTCATTATTAAACTGAACTACTGTGCCATTTGGAAAATAACTGATTGGATTATCTACACTTGTCTGCGCTGTAAAGAACAAAGCATTGAATGTATCACTTGCAATTAGTCGCTGTGAATTGCACCAAGGCATCCAGTACTGATTGATAATGTTCTCAAGTGATCCTGCTTCAAGTTCAAACCCGGCATCTGCAATGATGTTGCTAAACAGATACCACCAATTGAGTGCTGGTGTAAGGTCTGAAGCATATACGGGGCGTGTTGAATTGGTTAATGGTCTTGTATTTGGTTCACCACCCTCACTCCATAGCTGACCCTTATCAACTATCGTCCATATACGGTCAGCACTTGGATTGGTTACGTTGCTATATTGCACTACCTCGTTAAGCGTTGGCAAATCGGCAATATCCTTTAGCTTCTTTTCTCCTATCTTCTTGACAAGGTCAGGCGTTTCAGCGTAGAATGCAAGCTCCACTTCGTTAATCTTACCCTGTTGCTTGTACACCTTACGCACTCGGATGTAACCTGATGCGATTGGTAGCGTATCAACACGAATCTCAGCGGGTAATTTGTAGTGAAAGAAGTTAGCCGAACCCGCATCTACGTTCACATCAAACAACGCACCCAGTGCGCTTTGATTACGTGTGCTAAATGGTACTCTAAACTCACGGCTAAACGCACCTAACGATTGAAAGTTGTTGAGGTCGGTGAATCTCCAGTTCTGCGAGATGCTTTCATTCTCGAATAAATCTAAGTACACATCCGTAGTCGATGGAATCGCTTCCATGTAATTAAAGTTTGGCAAGTCAGCACCGCCAACATTAAAGTTCCAAGGGAATGTTGTAAATATTTGAGTATTGTTTGCACTAACGTACGATAATGCAGGGTTATTAATATCTACGCCACTGATATAGTATGTACCTAAATCACCAAAGGTTAAACTTTGTATTTGCACATAGCCACCCACATAGGCACTCATATCATTGGGATAACTAAAAACCTGTTGCGGATTTACGCTATCGTTAATTACTCCCGATTCGGTGGCAGTGACAATACCACTTGGGGCTGTGCCGGCTACCTTAACTATTAGTTGTACCTCTCCGTTCATGTTATGTCCAGTATTCGTTTGCAATTCTAAATTTGATAGTCACGTTGTATAGCTTGCCATCACGTGTCTTCTTTTCTACATAGCTTGTATCGTCCATGTTGACGGGTATCTCGATTGGCTTGCCTTGGTCAGTTGATAACCATGTAACCTGATTGCTTACCATAAGCGAACGCAGTAGTATAAACTCACCCTCACTAATGTAATCACTCGTTGCGGTTATGACCTGCTCAACAAGATTGCGCCTGTCGGTTTTGCCACGATCGTTAGTGCTAAACACTGAAGTGCTGCCATTGAATAGTACTTGCTTGTATTGCTTGCGCTGTATCTCGTTAGTCTTTTCTGACTTCTTAATGAAGTTAAAGTAATCCCAACCGCCACGGCTATTAACCCAACCTAAACGTATGTTATCCCACCAGCAATCTGATTGACCGTATGCCTTTGCATTGTAGAACACATAAGATTCACTCACTTGCCCATTGACGGCATTACGCACCACAACCTGATAGTAACGCCAATTAGGAAATAGCGAAGGCTTTACTGTTAGTCCCGTCCAATCGTTAAGGTTAGCAGGGTAAACAGGCAATGCCTCAATATCGTAGTTATTTAGTGATATGCTTTGCGATACGGGCGGCCCTGAATTGGGTATTATCTGAATCAGAACATTATCGGCTGCGTTATTGCTTAGATAGGTATTGTTACCCGGTACGCATAACACGCCGTAGTCAGATTCAAAGACAGGAATCATGACGTTGTTATTGTTACTACCGAAGGTGTAAATCATAGGCCAGTTGTTTGTACCTACGATGCGGTCACTCATTGCATACGATGTGGTATTAGTCAAGGAATACTTGACACTTGAGTTGCCACTTGTGGGCGATGGTTTGTAACCGTCCTTTACTTGATAGTAGCCATTGATTATAATGGATTCCTCGCCTTGCACCTCACTACCTTCGGCTTGCGTTAGTATTCCATTTACTATCCAGTACTCACTTAGTGTGAAGTCCATTGTGATTTTACTCAAATCGCTTATGGTATTATCCGTACTCAAGTGGTAGTTGAGTGGTTCACTATTGCGCATATCATTGACCAATGATTGCACATCGAAATAGAGGCGTGTATCAGGTGCGGCAGCTACGTAGAACGTATAGGGTGTGCCGTTTAACAACACCTCAACACCATAGCGAAAACCCGGCTGTGCTGTTTCATCACTCGTTGCAATGATCATTAGCTTTTGCCCACGTACCGCCCAAGGGTAGGGCTGGTCATTGATTGTAATTGCCATTTATCTTTTGTTTAATAAGAACCTTTGTTCAACTCCTTTTACATATGCAGTAATTAGCTGCTCTTTATATTCATCCCACGTGTCATTAACCGCATCTTGGTAGTAGTTGATGCCTTCAATACCATTCTTGCCAATGCTTTTAGCTATGGCAAATGCAGCACTCTTTATGTTGCTTTCAGTTGCTTTGATAAATTCGCCTTGTCTATTGCGAAGCTTCAGCGGTTTCAATTTTATCCAGTCCTCGATTGCTTTCACGGGCGGCATCTTTGCACCGGGTCTTCTACCATCTTCAATTACATCCGCATACTTACCCGCCGTACCTGATACGGTGAAATCAATAGTAGGTTTGTTGTAACGGAACTTTAACTTGTACACAAGCGAGTTGAGCAAGTTGCCCGATGCAACACGATTCACGACCTTACCACGCACCCTACGCTTAATGCGCAGGTTCGACTTAGCACGCTCCACTACTGCGGCAGCATACTCGTTTAGTAGGTCTTCGAATTCGTTTGCCATTACAATACCTCCTCCCATTCAATGATTGAACCCGCAAGTACGGTAAGACCACCAATAGACGCACAACGATAGCGCACTATTACAGTACCATTAGCACTGGGTTTTATTATTCCATCCGCTGTACTCACACCACTTACCGCCGCTGCTGTTGAGTTTGGGTTGTTGTATGTAGTTTGGTTGCTTACCAAGTTACCCGTTGAGGTAGCCGCCGATGTAAATCGATAGCGGTTAAATGTTACAGCAGGGCCATTAATTGATAATTGAATGTTTGCGCTATTGGTATAGCCCAATGTTGCACGCCACTTGTAAGTCTTACCCGCTGTCACAGCAAAGCTTAACCCAGTCACATCTTCATAACCTGTCGAAGTTGCGTTGGTTATATCAGCACCAAGTACCGCTGTATTAAATCCAAGGTCACTCTTTAACGATGCAAGCGAAAGTGCGCTTACTGTGTTATCTGCATTGATGCGTAAGTAGCGAACCGCACTTGGATTTGTCAGCGTCGCAAGGTTAGTACCCACCGTAGTTAGTCCGATGCTATTCTGTTTGCCATTGAATGTAGACCAGTCCGCACTACTTAATGCTCCACGATTCGACGCACTGGCAGTAGGCAAGTTGAACGTGTGTGTTGCTGATGCGCTATTGATAGCAAAGTCTGTCCCGGCTGTACCTACTGCGAAATTCTGCGTGCTTTCAGTTAAGCCATTCAAAGAACTAATTCCGATTGCGTAGGTAGTATGCACTTCACCAATCTTGTTACTTTCTGTATATAGAGTAACCGTCTTACCATTGGTGTTTTGAATATCAAACTCTATGTGTACTCGGTCGGTTGCTGCTGTGACTGTATTAGGAACTGATATGCTGAACGTATACAAATCAGGCACGTTGCCATTTGTGATTTGTTCAAGTGGTGAAGTGGCAATTAATGTAAACGTGCTGCCGTTGTAGGTATAAAGCTTGGCAACTATTTCAGCGTTATTAGACCCACCTCCCGTTTCACTCAAGTAAACATCAATAGTCCAAACGCCCGAAGGAATAAGAACGTGGTTTGGTTGGTTTACATCGGTAATGAATCGAGCAATTGCGCCCGTTGTTGCACGTGTGAAGTTAGCAGCCGGGCCTGTATTAGCCGCTGTGCCTAATTCGTAATAATTATTGCCGCCAATAGTACCTTGCGAAATATTACCATTGAAGTACAATACCTGCCCACCGCCACCACCCGTTGAAGGCAATGTGCGAAGTGCGCCCGTTCCATCGATGTATTGATCACTTGAACCATTAGCCGCAACCGCAAGCGTGCCTGAAGTTGTTACAGGTGAACCACTAACTGAAAATGCAGCGTTGGTTGGTGCAGGCATTGAAAGTCCTACTGAAGTAACCGTGCCGCCCGTTGCGGGTGTAGTATTAACCCATTCCGTTCCGTTGTAAGATAGCACCTGCCCGTTCGATGGTGTGGGTGCATTAACATCCGTTAAGCTGTCCAGCGTGGTAGGGATAGTTGGTTTGTTCAGTATCTGAGCAACGCCACTCACAGCATTCCAATCACTGTTGACTTGAGCAGCCGGGATGGTTGGCTTGTTTAGAATTTGCGCAACACCACTTACTGCATTCCAATCTGAGTTGACCTGTGCCGCTGGAATAGTGGGGAAGGTTTGCAACGCACCCGCACCTGTGATATACTGCGATGCATTACCCGCAGCAGTAAGTGCCAAAGTTCCCGATGTGGTAACAGGTGACCCGCTAACATTGAACGCAGCAGGTGCAGTAAGTGCAACACTTGTAACCGTACCCGAACCACCTCCACCACCACCTGTTGAATCGATAGTAACACTACCATCCCCGTTATCGGTTAGCGTGATGTTTGTTCCTGCAACAAGGTCGAGTTCACTTTGAACTACATTATTCACGTTGTTTACTTGAAGAAGCAAACCAATGGGCGAACCACTGCCGCCCGTACTCTCACCACCAACAGCCCACACCGCAGGAATATCACACGCACTCCAGTCCCATGGCACTTCAAGCTTGATAGTAAAGGCAACACCCGTGACCGTGTTTTTTTGTTCTTCCATGAATGGTTCGAATACAACATCACCTATCATTTGAACATTGAAGCCAAACAACACAAGGCCGTTGGTGATTTCAGCTATGAGGTCTTGACCTAACCGCACGCAATCGCTAATCACCTCACGCTGGTATTCCGCTTTCGTTTCCTTGTCACGTGGTATATCCGCAAACATGATATGAAAGCCGAACTGCATTGCACCTTTGGTAGGTTCAATAGTGTCGGGTGTTACGTGCATGAACGGGTACTGGTCATCGTTCAGTTGATCACTAAGGTCAATCTGTCCATGCGTGAAGCGTTTGATAAGAAGATGCCCGGCAGCAAATGCCTCGAAGCGGTTTATCAGAACGTTGTAACTATAATTATAAGTGCTCATTATCTGTTGCGTTTTCTCATTTCTACTTTCTGCGTGTACACGTAATCTGCCAAATAGGTTAGATGCGTAAAC